GAGGCAAGAGAGATGCTTGGTATGCCACCTAGACCAGATGGCGAGGGTAACAAGCCAATGCAGATGAAGCCACAGGATGCTGCAAATGCAACAGCTGATAGACAGAGAGACTCAGAAAGAGCAAACGATAACTCTGATAGCACAAGTACAGTTGCAGGCAGAAACCCAAAAGGTGAAGGAAGAGCAACTGCATAAAATATGATATAATTAAGCACATAGCTTAAAATATATAAAAATGTATAAAAAGGGCTCTATAATATAGTATAGTATGAGTATATCAAAGGCACACTGGTCTACCGAAGGCGAAGACATTCGGCTATCAATGCCACTTTCAAAAGTGGATCAAGAAAAGCGTATCGTTTCTGGTTTTGCTACATTGGATAATGTAGATAAGCAGGACGATATCGTTACACCAGAAGCATCTCTAAGTGCCTTCTCACGATTCCGTGGAAATATCCGTGAAATGCATGAACCTCTTGCAGTTGGCAAGATGGTTGCATTTAAAGAGGATAAGTATTTTGATCCAGAAACCAAGAAGGTTTATTCTGGTATTTATGTTTCTGTTTATGTATCAAAGGGTGCTCAGGATACTTGGGAAAAGGTTCTTGATGGCACCCTTTCAGGTTTTTCAATTGGCGGTAGAATGAACAAGTGGGACGATGGCTATGATACAAAAGCTGATCGACCAATTAGAATTATCAAGGACTACGACCTAGTAGAACTTTCACTCGTTGACAATCCTGCTAATCAATTTGCGAACATTTTGTCAGTTCAAAAAGTTGATGGCAAGACAGTAGTATCTGGACCTCTATCAGAAGTCTCAGTTGAAAATGTTTTCTATGATGAAGAGTCTGGAATCGTTAAGATTTCTGCCGAAGATTCAGAAGTAAGCCCTGTCGATGGAAAGCCAATGAAGAACATAGGTTTCGTTGAAAAAGATGATAACGAAAAAACAAACATGATAAAGTTCTTAGTTGATAGTGCTAAAGGCATTAATACTGCTAAGATGACAAAGGAGGCAAGTCCTATGACTGAAGACAACATGGAAAAGGCAGATGTAGTTGAAGAAACTGCAGCTGTAGTTGTTGAAGCCGAGGTCGCTCCAGAGGCAAAAGCTGAGTCTACTCCAGATGACGAAAATGCAGAAAAGGCTATGAAGCCACATGCAGATGAGGAGACACCTGCTGAGGATGCTGGCGAAACACCAGCTGACGAAGAAGCAGAAGACAAGGCTAAGAAATCAGACGATGCTGAAGATCTTTCAAAGTCAATTGCTGACATGAAGGATACAGTCACATCAGCCTTTAGCGACATCGTATCAACAGTAAAGTCAATGCAGGATGAAATTTCTTCATTGACCAAATCACTTGAGACAGTTAAGCAAGAAGTTGCTTCTGCCAAGGGTACATTTGATGAGTTTGGAAAGAGAGTAGATGCAGTAGAAGCAGACACCGCTTTCCGCAAGTCTGGCGATCTCGGAGAGATTGTTCAGGAACAGCCTGAGACACAGGTTGAAAAATCCATATGGGGCGGACGTTTCCTCAAAACTGCCGATCTATTTAAGTAATATCACTTAGGAGGTGACAATATGTCGGAAGAAATTAAGAAAAACAATCCTGATGCTGCAGGCAATGACTCTGGTCTTTTTAACGGAGAAGGTGCTTTCGCTTCAGGTTCAACAGCTGGTGCTGCGATCCCTGGTAACTATGCTACTGGTGGTGCAGTTGGTAACATCCCAACAGCTAACTATGGTCTAACAACTGGACCAAATGCCGTAAATCCTTCAGGTGATGCAGGCAGTGGTATTCTTCGTCCTGAACAAGCTCGCAGATTTATTGATTATGTCTGGGACGCAACTGTTCTTGCTAAGGATGGTCGCAGAGTAACAATGAAGGCTAACACCATGGAACTTGAAAAGGTTAACGTGGGTGAGCGTGTTATTCGTGCTGCTTCACAGGCTAACGGTGACTACACCAATGCTGGTGCTACATTCTCAAAGGTAGAACTTACAACCAAGAAGATTCGTCTTGACTGGGAAGTATCTGCTGAAGCTCTCGAAGACGGTATTGAAGGTGGTGCTCTTGAAGACCACCTAGTACGTCTTATGACAAATGCTTTTGCAAACGACATTGAAGATCTAGCTATTAACGGTGACGGTGACACAGGTAACTTCCTGTCGATCATGAACGGTTTCGTTAACAAGGTTAAGACTGATGGCGATGCTCACGAAGCAGTTGTTACAGTAGCTGACAATGCATGGACACCAGAAGTTATGCAGAAGATCATCCTTGCTATGCCACGTAAGTACCGTGCACTTAAGAACAACCTTAAGTTCTACGCTGGTACAGACGCATTCGCAGGTATCGTAAAGCACAATGGTACTCTTGCTGACGCTATCGCTGAAGCATTTGCTGGTACCCCTGCTGGTACACCTGCAAACCGTCAGGCATACCTAGATGGTAATGGTCAGACTTTCGGTGGAGCACGTACTACTCGTGTTCTAGGAATTGACGTACAGGAAGTTCCTTACTACCCAGAAGGTTACGTTGACCTTACATTCCCTTCAAACCGTGTTTGGGGTTTCCAGAGAGACATCACTGTAAACCGTGAATACAAGCCAAAGAAGGACACTATTGAGTACACCGTATTCGTACGTTTCGGTATTCAGTGGGAAGAGCAGGACGCTATTGCGTTCGCAGACGCTGCTGCAGATGCATAATCTGTAAACAGTACCTTTTAGGGGGCAGGGGCATCCAAGCTCCTGCCCCTTATCTTATATATAATGTTATAATATAACTAGACAATTAAGGAGGAATTATGTCTGAAGAAATTAAAAATGATGTGATCCCTGAAGCTGAAGACATTGTCAAGGAAACACCTGCTGAAGAAATTATTGCAGACAAAGCTGAAGAAATTGCAGCCCCACTCCTTGAAGATGTCAAGCCTGTAGAGGCAGAGCCAGTTAAAGAGGATTCAAACACAATTACTAACGACCAGGGTAAGTCAAAGGCAGAAGCACAGGTAATGGGCGAAGTTGCTAATGGCGTTATTGGTGCAACCACTGCTAAGGCTGCTCCAAAGGTCAAGAAGGAACCAAAGAAGGCATCGTCAGAAATCAAGAATGATGACGTTGCAATCTATTCATCACGTAATGTTTACTGGGATGGTGTAGGTAGAGTTGCTCTTGGATACAACATCGTATCAAAGGATGCTGCTGCAAAGTGGTTAACTCGTAGCCACGTCAGAGAAGCAAGTGCTGATGAAGTTGCCAGGGAGTTCCTAAAGTAAAATGGAAATATTGAGGGTTCCACCATATCCACTAACCACAACATGGAGTTTGCCAGACGCTAATTACTCGTACATTCTTTATGTTGAGGATCTGGTGGACCACTCGATAGAAGAAATTACAATTACCTCTGATTCAAGTGGTATTGTAAATTACACATTGCCACTAACTAAAGTACAGTTCGATAGACGCTTCCTTGTAAGATTCTATGATGCAGAACATGAGCACATTATTTATGAAGAAAACCTAGACATTATTAGGCCATATACAGATCCTTCAAAGTTGGGGGAGACTGCATCAGAAAAGGCACTATATAAGACCTACGAGCTAATTGCCAGATCGCTTATTGATACCTACATGGGCGATGGATTCTATAACCACAAATCAATCTATCAGGTAGTTGGAAATGGATTGGACTACCTGCCAGTATGGAAAGATGCAAACCGTGTACTTAAGGTATACGAAAACAACGTTTTGATTTTTGATATTGATACACCAGAAACTAATGCTTATACATTCAGAGTAACACTTGATAACTCTGCTATTGTAAAAGAGTGGACTGGAAATGCAAACTTAATAACATCTCAGGCCATCTCTCTACCTATGGCACAAGGTGACTATGTATATGATGCAAGAAATTACGGAACATTTGGAAAGGGAAGAGATTACCTATTTGTACTTGATGAAGGGTACAGAGCTATTCCACCAGATGTTGAGGCAGCCACAAAGATGCTTATTGAAGATATTAAATGTGGCAAACTAGATTACTATGAGAAGTATGTTGCATCATATGATTCAACACAGTTTAAGATTCAGTTTGATAAATCTATGTTGGAGGGCACTGGAAACATGGTGGTAGACAAGATACTTGATAAGTATAAGAAATCTATCGTCAAAGTCGGAGTCCTCTAATGGTAGTATGTGAATCAACAGATTTTATGTATCCTATGACAGCGGATATCTACTATCCCAATGTTGAGCAGGGTGCTTATGGACAAGTCAAGAAGCATTGGATTCACAATAAAACAATTGCATGCTTTTTAGGTCCAGCAGGGGCATCCGCTAAAGAAGAGGTAATTCCTAATGTCAATATTAATAAAGATGTTATTTTAATTGGACGAGTAAAAACAGATTTAAGAATATCTGCACAAGAAGCTGGAACAGCAATTACTAATATTGTGGTTAGCAACATCAAAGATGCAAATTGCAATCAGATTTATATGGAAACATCTGGTGTTAGAAATGGGAAAGCTACTATCTTTGAAGTAGCTTCACATGAACCAATTATGGGTCCATTTGGAAAAGTAGAATTTTTTAAGGTCATACTTAGACGATCAGAAAACCAGGGCGTTGATGTATGATATCTTTATCCTTTGATCAGAAACAGTTTCAGAAAGAAATGGATAACATAATCCAGTATTCTTTGGGATATATCCAGGGCATTGAGTCTGGTAAAAGCGTTTTCTACAAGAATTTTGGAAAATCAGTTATTGACGTTATGAAGCAATACATTGATAGTATTGCAAGAGTAGACAGTCAAATGCTACATCACGTATATGAGTGGAACCAAACTGGAAGTCCAGATGCTAGATTATTTGATTTAGAATATGTTGTGGCTGGTAATGGTATTTCTATTGGCAGCACTTTTAGACAATCTCTTTCTGTCAAAGGTGGATCTACAACACCATTTTATAATAAAGCAAAAATTATGGAAGATGGTTCACCAGTCACGATTAAGCCAAAGAAAAAGGTTTTAGCCTTTGAACAAAATGGTGAAACAGTATTTACACAAAAACCAGTTACAATAAATAATCCTGGTGGAGAAGAGGTTCAGGGTGGGTTTGCTCGCACAGTAGATTCTTTCATGCAATACTTTTCTCAGTCATACTTAGATAGAAGTGGCTTGGCCTCTTATCTATCATCTCCAACTGCATATAAGAAAAATTTAGCAGCTGGAAAAGCAAGAGGAAGATCAGCAGGGTATGCAACAGGTTACGAATGGATAGTTAAGGCAGGTGTATTTGAATAATGGCAATAGAGTATCCACCAGCATTTATTAATGCTTATTTACAAGAAAAGATTACTAGTTATTTTAAGGATAATCCACTAGATGGATTCTCTGGCGACTATACCTTTCCATTTTTCCCAACAAGTCCAACTGCCATTGACGATTTGACAGAAACATTTCCAGGCGGAGGATCAGAAGGAAAATTTGCAGTATACGACAGAATGCTTAAGATGAGAAGATCTCCATTCCCACACATTAAGTCTGAGCAATTGCTTTATTACTTCTATGCTACTGGTTCTGAGCCAGTGGTATTTATTATTGAAACAACACAGAAGATACAAGATTTTCTTGATAGAGAAGACGAGTCAGCACAAGAGCTAAATGAGTGGATTAGGGCAAAACAATCTAGCCAACAGCCACTAGTAGATGCAGCTGGCACACCCCTGGAACCAGTGTTTTTCCACAGAATGAGGGTCTATCAAATTCAAGAAACCAGAGATATTATCGACTTTGGTACAGCAAGAACTTATGCTGGAAACAAGATAGTAATAGACTACGACTGGCACAAATGTTAGTTTAGTTTAAAAGGGCGGTATACTTATAACGAGGAAACAAACCGCCTATTTATTCAAAATAAAAGAGGTGAAAAAATATGGCATACACACGTGGTACAAGTGCTAACATCATTGTTGGTGCTGCAGCACTTTGGACTTACGAGGATGGCGAGCTAACAGACGCTCTTACTCCTACATTCCCTGGCTCAGGAACATCCTTCAAGGATACTCTTTCTGACAATGGCGTAGGTGGAGACGGCGAAGGCTTCCGCAACGTAGGTTACACAACAAACGGTCTTGAACTCCAGTTCCAGCCAGACTTCGCAGAAGTTTCTGTGGACCAGGTTCTTGACGCTGCTAAGCTTTTCAAGCAAGGCATGAAGGTCAACCTTAACACCACATTTGCTGAGGCCACACTTGAGAATCTCTTGTTCTCACTTGCAAGCAAGGGTACAAACCTTACTTCTGGTACTGGAACACAGACATTGAACCTGTCAGCTGGCGACATCGGTGAATGCCCAGTTGAGCGTGGTCTCATTGCTGTTGGTCCTGGTACAGGAGACTGTGCTGCAAATGAGGAGAGAGTCTACGTTGCATACCGTGCACTATCAATCGATAGCGTTACAGTAGCAGCTAAGCGTGACGCAGCAACTGAATTCCAAGTATCATTCCGCTTGCTTCCAAACAACAGCGGATCATACGGTAAGATCGTTGATCGTACATACTAATATAACTTAATACAGTAAAAGCTAACCGCCTGGATAATATCTGGGCGGTTTTGCTTTTTTTTGCTATAATATTCTATATGGCAACTCAAGTGTATAAAACGGGGTACGTAGAAACTATAGATGGCAAGATTATTAATGTTAAGCCACTAAAGATTAAATACCTTAGAGAATTTATGGATGCATTCCAGTTTATCAAATCATCAGAAGATGATGACCAAGCCCTATCCTTTGTATGTGAATGTGTAAGGGTTGCCATGAAAGAATTTTGCCCAGAATTAGTATCTATTCAAGATATTGAAGATAATTTTGATATGGAAAACCTGTATGGAGCATTGCGATTTGCTGCCAATATTAATATTGAAGACAATGACGTAGAGGTCAGTGAGCAGGCAAGCAACGATGAAGAGGGAAACAAGTGGGATAACCTAGACCTAGTAGCCCTTGAATCAGAAGCTTTTATGTTGGGCATTTGGACAGACTATGAAGAGCTAGAGTCATCAATATCGATGCCAGAATTAATAGCTATTTTAGATGCTAAGCGAAATAAAGAATATGATGAACAAAGATTCCTTGCTGCATTACAAGGAGTTGACCTAGATGAGCAAACTGGTAGAAAAGAGCAAGATCCATGGGAAGCTATGAAGGCCAGGGTATTTAGTGGTGGACAAGCTAGCAATGAGAATGATATACTTGCATATCAAGGAGTTAATGCAAACAAGGCTGGATTTGGTATTGGCATGGGCCTAGACTATGAAGATTTACGCCAAAATTAATGCCTTTGTATGATATAATAAATTAATCAAAAGTTCTTAGGAGGAACAGTGTCAGATAATAAAGTCACACTCATCGATGGAACTGAAGTAGCCATTAGACCACTAAAGGTTTCGCTACTTAGACAGTTCATGAAAAAATTTGAAGGTCTACCAAAGGTGGCAGACAATAACGATAAGTCTATGGATTTGCTAATGGAATGTGTGCTAATTGCTTTGCAACAGTATGCTCCAGAACTAGCAGCAGACAAGGCAAAGCTCGAAGAAAATATTGACTTGCCAACAGTCTACAGAATTATTGAAGAGGCTTCTGGATCAAACCTGGCAGAACAGGGCTTTGCAGGGCTTCAGTAATAGAGGAGCTTCGTTTGAATGGCTGATATCCAATCAAATATAAATGTTAATATTGATACCGCTAGTGCCGTAGCGTCTATTAAGGCACTCCAGTCACAGATATCAGCCTTTCAAAAGGAGATGGCAGCATCTTCTAGAGCAAACGTTTTAGCTGCCAAAAATCTACAAAAAGCATTCATTGATGATATCAATGCTACAGGAAAGTTTTCTGCAAGCATTAAAGAAATTTCATCAACTGCTGATTACTTCACTAGATCACTAGAAAAAAATAAGCTTTCTCTTGGTGAATACTTCCGCTATGGAATGGGTGCTAGTAAGTCATTCTCTAAATATTTCCAGTCTGAATTTGAAACAATCAATAAGGTCGCACGTGAACGTGTTAAGGATCTTCAGACACAGTACGTATCTCTTGGTAGAGATGCTCAGGGTGCCCTCAAAGCAATTGCAATTAGACCGCTTGCTCTTGACATGGAAAACCTTGGTACAAAAACACAAATAGCTGCACAACGTGCACAGATTTTTAATCAAATACTAAAGCAGGGCTCTACTCAGCTTCTAAACTTTGGTAAGAATACCCAGTGGGCTGGTCGTCAGCTTATGGTTGGTTTTACAATTCCACTTTCAATCTTTGGTAGCAAGGCTGCTCAGATGTATAAAGAAATGGAAGAAGCAGCAATTAAGTTCAGACGTGTTTATGGAGATGCAACAACACCAACTGCAGAAACTGAAGGCATGATTAAGCAAATTCAAAAGCTTGGTCTGGAGTTTACTAAGTATGGCGTTGCACTCAAAGACACAATGGAATTGGCTGGTAAAGCTGCAGCTATGGGTAAAACTGGTACGGACTTACTTGGGCAGATTTCTCAAGCAAATACCCTATCAGTTCTTGGTGGTGTAGATCAGCAGCAAGCATTAGAGACTACGATTACTCTTACAAATACATTTGGCTACAGCACAGAAAACCTTGCTAGAAAAGTAGACTACCTTAACGCTGTTGAAAACCAAACTGTACTCTCTATCGAAGACCTAACAGTTGCAGTTCCAAAAGCTGGACCAGTTATTAAACAACTTGGTGGAGATGTTGAAGACCTTGCAGTATTCATGACTGCCATGAAAGAGGGTGGAATTAATGCATCTGAAGGTGCAAACGCTCTAAAGTCTGGTATTGCATCGCTGATTAATCCAACAAAAGCATCATCTGCAATGCTTATGAATTATGGCATTAACCTTAAAGATTTGATTACAAAAAATCAGGGTAACGTATCTGGACTAGTTAGAGACTTCGCATCTGCATTAGATACACTTGATCCAACAACTAGAGCACAAGCAATTGAGAAGATGTTTGGTAAGTTCCAATTTGCTCGTATCTCTACATTGTTGCAGAACATTTCTAAAGATGGTACACAGGCATCAAGAGCACTTGAGCTAAGTCAGATGTCAGCTGCTCAACTTGCAGCCATGTCTAGAAAAGAATTACAGCAAGTAGAAAACTCTCCTCTTTATAAATTCCAACAGGCTATTGAAAAGTTCAAGGCATCAATGGCACCAGTTGGCGAAGAGTTTATGAAGATGGTAACCCCATTGATTGATTTTGGAACAAGAATTCTAGATATGTTCAATAACATGTCTGATGGGTCTAAGAGATTTGTAACTATACTTATTGGTGTTGTTGGTGGACTTGCACCAGTCTTTATTATGACCTTTGGTCTTATTGCTAACGCACTTGCTAACGCAATGAAGGGATTCATGTTCCTAAGACAACGAATCCTAGGGCTGAAAACAGATACTAATGATCTTGGTGAGCAAACTCAGTATATGTCAACAGAGCAACTACAGGCTGCAACTGTGGCTGCATCTCTTGATCAGATTCACTCAAAACTTATTCAAACATTTACATCAGAAGCTGCTGCTATTGACCAACTAAGAATTGCTACAGAAAGAGCTGTTGCTGCACAGGCACGTATGGGCGGAGTTAGGGCTGCTGGAAATAGAAAGGCACAGAACTTTGCTGATGGCGGTATTGTGGTTCAGGGTCCTGGTGGTCCAAAGGATGATGCAATACCTGCAAACCTTTCAAATGGAGAAGTAGTTCTATCAGTTGACACTGTTAAGAAAAACCCATCAATTGTTAATGCTTTGTTGGCTGGACAAAAGATTCAGGTTCCTGGATATGCCAATAATGGTGTTGCAGGAAGAGGACACCAAAGAACTGCTTCAGCAGGATATCAGCAGTCACACTTTTCTGGACACCAACAGGCAACTGGTCAGCAAATTCTAAACTTGGCAGAGCCAGGCACAAAGCTATTTGATCTAATTGAGAAAAAACTTAAAGAGCAGGCAGACCACCTTGGAATGACCATGGAGCAGGTTCTAACCCATGTTTTCCAGGTATATGATAATCGTGTTGTCAACATGTCTAGCGACATTAACAATATGCTTGGTCAGTCTGGTC